GGTTCTGGAGAAAAGATGCGTAAGCCCGGCACCAAAGGCGCTCCAACACCTGCGGCTTTTAAGCAATCAGCTAAGACCGCAAAAAAAGGTAGTTAATCATGGTTCCAAGAACTTTCCCATCTAGCTTACATCCTTTTACAGGGCGCAGACAGCTCGTCGCACTATTTTTAGGCGACGTTACTGGATTGCAAAGATGGGTTGATTACATCCCGGTCAATTTTGGTAGTGGCACTTCTCTTGTTGAAGGCTCTTACGAAAACAACGGATTTATCGCCATCCAAGAAATTAGTTCTGGGATTGGTCTTCAAGCCTTCTTGGACTACATACCTGTTTTTTTTGATGCAGGTTCTACGGATACTTGGCATGTTTCAGCCGTCGGTTTCATCCCGTATGGTGTTTCTGGAGTTACTTCTCCACCAAGTCTTGAACTTTCGTTCACAAGGTCTCAAACCCTCGACCCCCGCATCACCTTCACGCGCAGCACCACAGCCACGTTTACCGGCTCCGACGGGCTGATCCAAACGGCTGCCATCGACGCACCACGGTTTGACTACAACCCCACTACGCTGGCTCCATTGGGGCTGCTGATTGAGGAGCAGCGGGTGAATTTGTTGACTTACTCTGAGCAGTTTGATAATGCAGCTTGGACTAAGACTCGCAGCAGCATCACGGCCAATACGGTTGTTGCTCCTGATGGGGCACTGACTGGCGACACCTTTGCCGATGACACAGCAAGTGGTACGCACCTTATAAGAACAGCCACAATAACATCCGCGCCGACTACTTCTGCTGTTACAGCCACAATTTACGCAAAGCAAAACGACCAAAGCAATTTGTTTATTTTGTACGTTACGGGAGATTCGGACTCTTCTGCATATGGTCGTGTTGCATCAACTTTTAATTTATCCACTGGGGTGGTTGCTGGAAGTAACGCTGTTAACGGCGCAACCTTTACCAGCAGTAGCATCACGGCTGTGGGTAACGGCTGGTATCGCTGTTCTGTAACTGGAACAGTGGGAAGCACAGCATCACCCACTGGTGTTCGTTTTGTAGCTGGATTTGCTACGGCTGCAAACGCATCTGTTGCGTCTACTTACGCTGGAACTGGGCAGTCTATTTACATCTGGGGCGCTCAACTAGAAGCCGGAGCCTTCGCCACCAGCTACATTCCCACAGTGGCATCACAGGTCACACGCTCGGCAGATATTGCTGTGATGACGGGAACAAATTTCAGCACTTGGTACAACGCCACTGAAGGTACTTTGTTTGGTCAAGCTGATTGGCTTGGGCTTTCAAACAACGATTACTTTTTTGCCATCAACAACGGAACTACTTCCAATCTTATTGCAATTGGTGTTTCTGGAGCGCCAGCAACAAGATTTATTGTGATTGATGGCGGAGTGACCCAAGCATCAGTTAGTGGCCCAACACCCGTGGCAAACGTTGCTTTTAAAATTGCTGGAGCCTACCAAGCCAATAGCTTTGCAGCAGCGACAAACGGCACACTTGGAACAGTTGATACATCAGGGACTGTTCCATCAGTAAATCAGGTTTCTTTGACTTCATCTTTTGGGAGTGCAAACCAGTTTAACGGCCACATCCGTCAAATCGTCTACTACCCCCGTCGCTTGGCAAACGCTGAATTGCAAGGGATCACAGCATGACTGATCTATACCTAAAATTCACAAGCGAAGTCCAAGCCACTACTGCGCTGGAAGGATACGAGGGAAGCATTGACACCATTGGCGTCATCTACGAACGCACAGGCGGCACAGACGAGGAACCTGTGATGACTGCGCTGCCCGGCTGGCATGTCAATGTCCGTGGGCCTCAGAGTGATAAACTGACTCCGTTTGCGGTTCAAGTAAGTAGCCCGCATCGCGTGTGGGCGTGAGGAAAAAATGCCTAAATCTTCAGCCTGGACTCGCAAGGAAGGCAAAAACCCTGCTGGGGGGCTTAACGCCAAGGGTAGAAAGTCCTATAATGAATCTACAGGCGGGAACCTCAAACCTCCCGTCAAATCAGGTGACAACCCGCGAAGGGCCTCCTTCCTAGCGCGTATGGGCAATATGCCCGGGCCTGAGTACAAGAATGGCGAACCCACTCGTCTTCTTTTGTCCCTCCGAGCCTGGGGCGCATCGTCCAAAGCAGATGCAAGGTCGAAAGCTAAGGCGATCTCAGCGAGGAACAAGAAGTGAGGCCAGTTTCCGTCGGTGTAAATCCAACAGCGGCAACGCTAACAACCGTTTATACGGTTCCGACGGGTTACTACGCCAAGTTCACGGTGATGTACATCCACAATACTGGTGGATCAACAAAGCACATCACGGTGCAGTGGATTGACTCCAGCGCAAGTGCAACTTACGACATTCTGACAGATTACACCTTATCAGCTAAGAACTACTTGCAGTTCGATGGCAATGCGTACATTGTGTTGGAAGAAGGTGATTCGATCAAGATTACGACTGAATCTGGCAGTTCGTTTAGCTTCATCGCCACCTTTGAAGAAACAGGATTGACACGGCAATGACCTACCTAGAACTCATCAATGATGTGCTGATTAGGCTGCGGGAGACTACCGTATCTACCAGCACGGAAACGACCTACTCCACTCTGGTTGGCAAGTTTGTCAATGATGCAAAGCGCCAGATCGAGGATTCCTACGCCTGGAACGTGTTGGGTCAGACTCTTACTTTCAACACTGTTGCTGGCACCTACATCTACTCCATGACCGGCGCTGGTCAGAAGTTCCAGGTGATAGATGGCATCAACGTAACGTCTAACGTTGGCTTGCGGAACCTGAGTTTTGTAGAGATGAATCGTCTACAGAACTTTTCTACGCCTATCACTGGTATCCCAGAGGCATATGCGTTTGATGGGGTTGACGGAAATGGAGACACCAAGGTGGTTCTCTACGCTCGTCCAGACAACGTCTATACGATGCAGTTCAGCCTCACAGTGCCTCAGGCTACGCTGTCGTCGGACAGTACATCTGTACTGGTTCCAGACGTTCTGGTGGTACAGAATGCCTATGCTCGTGCCCTGGTGGAGCGCGGGGAAGATGGTGGGTTAGCTTCATCTGAGGCTTACCAGCTTTATAGAGCCATGCTAGCAGATTACATCGCTCTTGAAAGCACTCGGTACCCTGAGAACCAAGAATTTGTTGCGATATGAGTGAGCCGCTTCAGATTGCCAGCATCTCAGCCCCAGGCTTCTTCGGGTTGAACACGCAAGACTCGCCTCTTGATCTGGCGGCTGGCTTTGCTCTTGTTGCGACGAACTGCATCATCGACCAGTATGGCCGTATCGGCTCTCGCAAGGGCTGGTCTAAGGTCAATAGCTCTTCTGGCAATCTTGGGGCTAATCCTGTTGGCGTGATCCATGAGCTTGTGCAGTCTGACGGCACTCTGACTGTATTGTTCGCAGGCAATAACAAGCTGTTCAAGCTCGATGGCTCTAACGCTGTCGTGGAATTGACCTACGGGGGGGGTGGGACGGCTCCTACGATCACTGCTAGCAATTGGTCTTGCTCCTCTCTCAATGGGATCACCTATTTCTTCCAAACGGGCCATGATCCGCTAATCTATGACCCCGCTGTTAGCACTACGACCTATCGTCGTGTGAGCGAGAAAACAGGCTATGTTTCTACGGTTCCAAGCGCCAACATCGCTTTGTCGGCTTTTGGTAGGCTGTGGGTAGCCAATACGTCTACCGTCAAGAACACGGTCTACTTCTCTGATCTGCTGGCAGGTCATGTGTGGTCTACCGGCACTGCTGGCTCTCTCAATGTGGACAGGATCTGGCCAAACGGCCCTGATGAGATCCAAGGACTCGCTGCCCACAACGGCTTCCTGATCATCTTCGGCAAGCGGCAGATTCTGGTCTATCAAGATGCCACTACGCCATCTACGATGCAGCTTAGTGACACTGTTGGCGGTATCGGATGTATCGCACGGGATACGATCCAGACAACCGGCAAAGATGTGCTGTTCTTGTCCAACTCTGGTGTCAGGTCGTTTGCCAGGACTATCATCGAGAAGTCTGCTCCGCTTGGAGATCTGTCCAAGAACGTGCGCAATGACATCATGGACATTGTTGCTGGCGAAACGCTTGCCAACATCAAGTCTGTGTACTCTGAGAAAGAGGCCTTCTACTTGATTACGCTGCCTTCGGTCAAAGAGGTCTATTGCTTTGACACCAGGGGACAGCTACAAGACGGTTCGTTCAGGGTCACGGTTTGGGACTCGATAGAGCCAACTGCTCTGTTGTCTCGCAGGAATGGCGATGTCCTTATCGGCAAAACTGGGTACATCGGTAAGTACGGGACATTCCAAGATGATGGTGTGGCGTACAGGATGTTGTACTACACCAACCATGCCGATCTTGGAAACCAGAACGTCACATCTATCCTTAAGAGGCTAAAGGCTACTGTCATCGGTGGCACGAATCAGACGGTCACGATGAAGTGGGGATTTGATCTGTTGACCAACTATCAGTCATCCAATGCCGTCATTCCGACTCAAGGAATTTCTGAGTATGGCATTGCTGAGTACGGTGCTAACGGTGTGCCTGTTGCCTACTACTCCGAGGGCGTATTGATGCAGATCTTGTCTGTGCCTGCAACTGGCAGCGGAAAGATTGTGCAAACTGGTTACGAGTCAGATATCAACGGAGCATCGCTGTCGATTCAGCGCATTGAAATCCAATACAAGGATGGGAAGCTGTCCTAATAAACGGAAACGGAGATTGCTGTGTCAAACTACACCAAGAGTACCAACTTTGCTACCAAAGATGCGCTGTCATCTGGCAATCCGCTGAAGATTGTCAAGGGCACTGAGATTGACACTGAGTTCAACAACATTGCCACGGCTATCTCTACAAAGGCTGATCTTGCATCGCCTACGTTGACTGGTACTCCAGCAGCGCCAACAGCTTCTTTGGGTACTAGCACAACGCAGATAGCAACTACTGCATTTGTACAGGCGGCGCTTCAAATTCTGCATCCGGTTGGTTCAATCTACATCAATTCATCCAACTCCACTAACCCTGGTACCCTGCTTGGATTTGGCACTTGGTCAGCATTTGGTGCTGGTCGAGTTCCAGTTGGCTTTGATTCTGGCAATGCGTTGTTTGATACTGCTGAAGAAACTGGCGGTAGTGCTGATGCCATTGTTGTCAGTCACACACACACCGCAACATCTACTGTTACAGACCCAGGTCACACTCACTCTCCAGGCAGCATTTCTACAAGCAACATTAACGCTGGTACCAGCAATGGTGGATCTGTTCAGTCTCCTGGGCCAATCCCGAGTGCTACTACTGGAATTAGTGTGGCCACTACCGTTGCCTCAACTGGCTCCTCTGGAACCAATGCGAACTATCAGCCGTACATTACTGTATACATGTGGAAAAGGACTTCGTGATTACACATCACTTCAGTGACGGCCTGTATGCAAAAGAAGCAAGATTCCCTGCTGGATCTGTCATCCTCAAGCATACACATGAGTTCAGCCATCTATCGATCTTGGCTCATGGGAAAGTTGCAGTGATGATGGGCGATGATGTGAAGATTGTGAGCGCACCTGCTTGCATTGAGATCAAGGCTGGTCTTACGCATGGCGTAAAAGCGATTGAAGATTGTGTTTGGTTCTGTATCCACGCAACTGACGAGAAAGATGCGTCAAAAGTGGATGATGTTTTGATTGGAGTTTGATATGCCTATAGCAGCAGCAGCAATTGGCTTGGGTGGGAGTCTTCTAAGCTCACGATCTGCTAGAAATGCAGCGCAAACAGCCGCCAATGCAACAATTGAAGCGGCTCGTATAGGAGCAGAGGAAGCTCGATTCCGACCAGTAGGTATCACTACTCGGTTCGGCCAATCCATGTTCCAGACTGGTCCAGATGGCCGAGTAACGGGTGCTAGCTACGAGTTGGCTCCAGCGCTTCGTGCTTACCAAGACCGTCTGATGGGCTTGACTGGCATGGGATTGACCCAGGCCGAGGC